TTATCCAGCAGATGAATTAGTAAAAGCACAGCCATTGCCTGAATATAACGGCAAATCATGTCAGGATTTAGGCAAGGCTTATTTACAATGCACCAATAGCTATTATTCCATAGGAATTACACATAATTCTCTTGTTAATAGCATTGCTTCGGTGAAATAATTATAAAACACCAGCATTGCGTTAATATATAATAACTCCGCATTTATTACATTTTTCGGCTGCACATAGTTCGTCCCAATCATGCTTGCACTCTTCTTGCTGCTCTGCCACGGACTGGAGATAGGCTTGGATTGCATATGCCAAATATTCCTTAAGCTTTGCTCCCCTATAAAATTCACCGGAACCAAATTGTTTAAAAGCCTCTTCCAAAGCTTTTTGGTTTAATGTGGTCACAAATTCTCCTTAAATACTGGCTCAAGCCAACCATTAGGATAGTACATTTTGGCGTTAGAAAAGTCGCCATCTCCGTGAACTGTATTTAATAATTTGTGAGCAATCCGATTATCTGAATCCCACTCGCCATCATCCCAGCAAACCAATGCGGTTAACTCATAACCACCACTTCGTGGATTACCCTCCTTTGTCCAATGAACTAATATTAATCTTCCGTCTTTAGGTGCTTGTGAAAAATCATAATTCCAATTCATCATATTTTTATCCATTTTACTCCAAAACATAATTCCTGCATTTTGCGATGGAATCGATTCGGGACATGCCCTTTTATAATTCTATAATGCCAGTTGCAAATAACAACTTCCCATTCTGAATATTCAGGTGGCTTACGTATTGTATATATGAGTTTGTTTTCCATCACTTATTCTCCTTAAACTTCATTCCGTGTTTCTCTAAAGCGCAAATAGCTTGCCATATTTCGCCATAACTGTCGCAGAACATAGCGTCATAAACAGCCTGTTGAACTATTTCCGCCGCTTCAGCTTTTGTCAGCGGTGCTGAGGCGGCTTTGGCGGCTTGCCAGCCTTTCCATAAACATTGTGTTATGTTAGATTCATACTGTCCATTACCTCGCATTATTTCTAGATGGCAATAGTTTTTTATAGCCCACTTCTCAAAAGCCTCGCGGGAGTTATCGGTCATGGGTTTTTCTCCTTATTAACAACATTTCTTCTGTTCTTTAATTTTAATCTTTTTACATATACAGCATTGAGTTTTTTCATATGTTCTATATGGACTGCGTGTTGCTAAATCAATTTGGTGGAAATAATAATCAATCCAAGTATGTCTACATAATAATTGCATAAGCCATTTCATTCTTCCTTACTCCTAAACTCCATCCCCGCTGCTTTTAGTGCTGCTTTTGCTTTACTTTCCCATCTTATTTTAGATTTAGATAAAAGTTGGGAATAATTTCTATGTGTTCCTTGATATATCCCATTGTCTTTGTAGCAACAGTCTTCATTATAGAGCGCAATAGCGACTCTTTCAACAGCCTCTTCCTCTGTCAGCTTCGGTTCGGAGTCGGCTTTGGCGGCTTGCCAGCCACGGTAAAGGAAAGATGTGGCAATATCGCTATAATCACCATCACCACACAATCTAGTTATTTTGAATCCATTGGTAACAGCATATTTCTCAAATGCCTCGCGTTCGTTATCTGTCATGGGTTTTGCTCCTTATGTGATTTAATAGTTACGCCTTCACAGGGATTGCCCATAACTCTACGTGCCTCGTTGTATAAAACTCTACGGGCATTTGCAGGGCAATTAACTTTAGTTGCAGCATTGTCTAGTGCCAACAATAGCCATAAAGCTTCATGTATTCCATCTGGGTTAGTGCTTACGCGCTTACCTGTATTTCTATCGTATATTACATTACCATCAGGCTCTGTAGAAATGTAGAATCTTTCCATCACATCTCCTCCATCACTTTATCGGGTGAGGTGGCGGCGAGGGCTTCCTGCATCATAACATATGTCTGTTCATGAGTAGCTATTGTTTTACCAAATCCATAATCAATATAATTCATAGCATCTCTCAGCAACTCAATGCGCCTGTCTTGCTCGCGGATGATTTCCATGGCCTTGTCTTCTAAAGTCGATAATTGATTATAGTTTTTCTTAAAGGAAAAAATACTAAACCAGTCGGCAATTTCTTGGAGTAGGGTTTTATTTTTGTCCATCACGTAAACTCCATAGTTTTAATAGTGCTTTTGCCATTGAATCTCTTGTCATTGCTTTGGTGATACTATTTTCATGAATCTCATCCCATTTATCTTCAAAATAATTGTCATAGAACTCTTTACAAACCGCATCTAATATTTCTTTTTGCATCATCGTCCTTTTCCTCCCCAAATTAATTTCATAAGCAGCAAGGGAACTGTAGTGCATACTGCCAATACAGTGCTAGCAACAATTATAGGGTAGGGGTTGGGTTTATCTTGGGTCATGATTTTATCACCAAAATACAATTTTCTTCTTTGGAATACGTCTCATCTAAAACAACATTTCTTACAAGCCAATCTGTATTTTTTGGAACTCTTATACCTTTGGTAATGGTATTCAAAACTATACAATCTTTTCTGGCCAATAATAAAATTAATCTATACCTTATCCTCATCATTCCCCCTCCGTTTTTAATGCTTTAATTTTATCCCATAATCTAAATAGACGCGAAGCATCCCATACGCTTGTTAGTAATGGGCCGCTCATGGTAATATCAACTTTTCGACACAACATAAATTCACTAATTATGTCACGCAGCTTATTATTCTCTGCTTTGAGTTCATCAATTAAAGCTCTTATTGCCATATCTATTTCTTCGTCTGTAAATGGCTTAAATTTATCTTCCATACCTACTCGCCCATCATTCTAAATAAAACCCATTCCATTGCAGCCATAGCTAACCAGAAATCCCATGTAAGGCCATTTGTGATTAGGTAGGTCATGCGCTTAATCCACATGATTTAATAAAATCTACTTGCCTATTTTCTTCGTGCGCCTCGCAATATTCTAACCAGTCTCTGGCCTCTTGATTGAGAAGGTAATAAACGTATTTTCCATCAGTGGATATTTTTACATCCTCAATTTTATACTCTTCTCTGTTTAAATCCCCTCTCTGCAATTTCCATTCAACTTCACATCGAACATACCCTTTAGCGAGTAATGATTTTGCCTGTTTTCTGAAATCTATAAATCCGCGTGTCCATTCTCTTACTTTCATCTCTCAATTCCCCCTATTACCTGATGTGCCAGTTCTCTTAAATTACGGCGTTTGTTAAACTCTTCTGCTGCTTCCATGCTACCACCCCACATTAATACTTCTGCCTCTCTGCATAATCGTTCTATGGCACCTAAAACTACTTCCCGGTCATTTGTTTAAAGGCAAGTTTACGCATATACCCTCCATGTTGCTGGTGATGATTTGCCGTGCCGTAAATCTAATTAAATATGATAGAAGTGCGCCAGTTGTGCGCCAGTATATGGTCGGAGTGAGAGGATTCGAACCTCCGGCCCCTACGTCCCGAACGTAGAGTTTTGTGTCTAAGTACATTGTATTTTCACCTTATTTTTTGTCGTTTTTGAACCAAAAGTGGGGTTTTTTGACCCTTTGTGCGCCAGTTGTGCGCCAGTGGCTAAAGACTCTACTGCATCACGTGTAAAGCTGTGGTCATGCTTAGCATAGCGCATGGTAGTGCGAGGGTCCATATGGCCTGCAACCTGTCCTGCTTGCGCCAGACTAAAACCCTGTCTAATTATTAAAGTAATCGCTGTATGGCGTAGCGTGTAGGGAGTTGCGCCCTCTATACCCGCACGTTCACAAGCGGCTTTAAATGCCCGCTTAATGGAATATACCCTGAAACCCTGCTTTGTGGTTGATATAACATATTCACTTGCGGTCTTATCACGCGCATCAATTAAATGTTCTAATAACAAATCATTTATGTAAATAGAGGGGCGATATTTCTTTGTCTGTTCTCTGCCATCAGGATTAAAGTGAATAATTCTGTTTTCTAAATCCACTTGAAACCATTTTAACTCTAATATAGATGATGGCCTGGCTGCCGTATAACGTGCAATTATTAGATAGGTTTTCAAATAATCACGCTCTGCACAATCAATTAACTTATTTAATTCATCTTCTGTTAACCATTTCTCTCTAGGCGGCGAAGCTTTGGGTCTTTCAAGAATAGGTGCATTTTGCACAAAGCGTTTCATAGCCGCATTAAAAGTATCAATTTCTCTTCTTACTGTGGAGGGGGATACTTTGCGGTCACTTTTGGATTTACCAAGGATTGCAAATTGTGAGCAACGATAGTTTGTATATTCCTTGCCTGTATTATCGGTTATTGCTGACACTGCATATCCCTCAAAGTATTTGGTAAGATGTTTAATATGATATTGAACGGTTGCATCTTTTTCCTTGTGGTCTGCATATCGAATTAATACATCGTTTATTTGTATAATATCTGTTTCACTTAGGTCCGACTTTCTTCCCTCAATCTTCCATTGTGTGAAGATTTCGTCTGCTTTGCTATAATCAGCTTCGCCCGTGCTAAGGCGGATTGCGCGCTGTTTTCCCTTTTTTGGGATATAGATGAACCAATAGGGTGAATCGTTGCGCTGTATGAGTTTTGGTTGTCCGCGCATGGTGTAACCTCTATAGATTTAAGATATTCTTCCAGATGCTTATGAAGATAATAACCTCTTTTTAGATGCCCTATCTTATGACGGTATCGCAAATTGCGTAAAGTGCTTTCTTCCATACGCAGTATTTTAGCCGCTTCTTGCTCGGTGAGTAATTCAATCATACAATCACCCCTGCATTGCGCCTAAGTGCTTTTACACATTCTTCAATAGCACTTTTCATGTCCACTTCCTGCTCTACCACGGACTGAAGATAGGCTTGGATAATTCTTTTTGTATGCGCGTAAGGCATTGCACCTTCTTTAACAGCCTCTTCCAAAGCCTTTTGGTTTAATGTGGTCATAACCAAATTCCTATTATACAAATTAAAAATGGAATAGTTTTTAATGCAAACATTGTACCCTCAAATTCCCATTGCATTACAATTAAGGGTGGATAATGCTTTATTTCCATCATCATTTAAACTCCATCCCCGCTGCTGCGAGTGCTGATATTATTAATGTAGCCTTAATTATAGGGTTATCTTGAACTTCTTGTGAATATGTATCCTGGTCATTAATCTCTTTGGCTACTAATGCTATTGCATCAAATATCGTCAGCTTCGGTGCGGAATCTTGTGCATGTTTTTCTGATGTGCACAGATTTTCCTCTTTCTTGTGCATGTCGGCTTTGGCTTGCCAAATATCCCAACACCTATTTGTATTACTATCCATATATGGATATGATGTATTTTCATAACCTTCGTTAATAGTTATATCTAGTTCCTGGCTTAATGCTTCCATCTCAAAAGCCTCGCGTTAGTTATCGGTCATGGGTTTCTTCCTTTCTTTTGCAGCTAGGACACACATCATCCGGTATTATTGATAATATTCTTAACACAGGCGGTAGGGTACTGCCCGTTCCGTTTGTATTGTAAGCGCTACAAAAACCTCCTCTACTATAGGTGCAACGACACCACTCGCAGCGCATTAAGCCATTAAGCAATTTATATGGATTTCTTGGTTTTGGATTACCTGTTGCCATTCCCATACTCCTACCCCTTCCATTCTGCATCGGGTGAGGTGGCGGCGAGGGCTTTATCAATAAGTTCATGAAGTGATTTAACATTATGCAATGTATACCCGAATCTTAAATATCCATGTAGCAACTCAATGCGCCTGTCTTGCTCGCGGATTAAATCATCCGCCCTCTCCTCTAAATCAGAGGCTGCTATATTGAGGTCATTTTGTGTTTCAAAATCCTTTAGCCAATCAGCTACTATTTTATTTTCTGTCATAAACAATCCGTAATCTGCAATCATCATAAGGAACAGTAATACCAGTTCCAAAATTCATATATTGGTTTTCTGGCTCATTTTTTTCATAGGCAATAATTCCACCACCTGAATTAATTTCAAACCAATCATAGTGAGCTAATTGTTTAAACATTATATTCCATTGAAATAAATTCTGTTTTACCTGAGATAATTCTAGTTCTAAATCTTCAATGCGCTCTTTGAGTTTTCTATTGAACATTAAAATTCTTCCAACTCTGCAATTGCTTGGGTTAGGGTTTTAGTGGTCATAAATAATTCCTGTAGCATTATTTAGACATACTGCATCAGGATAAAATACACCCGGTTTGTCAGCCTTAATTTTAAAGTTTGCTATTGCACCAATACATGATTCTCTATTCTGCATAATAATTGACTGCATAACTATGCCATCTCCTCCGCGAAGCCAAAGTATTAAAATCCACGCACTCATAAAGCCCTCACTTCCTGATTACCCTTAAACAGCGGCATATAATCCCTTGATGTTTTATTAGCTAACTCGTCACATAAAAGAATGCGCCCTGTTTTCTCATAATGATATTTTGCATCATTAGCATCCGGTACGCAGTCATATGCCTCCACAAAACAGGAATGCCATATAACATTCATTGCATGTATATTCCTGCGGTAGAAATGCACATTGCACCCTGTTCTGATTGCTTTGCGACTTGGCTGTTTCATATAGTTATCCTTTAGAAGGGAATTTCATCATCATCTGGTAATTGGCTTGGAACATAAGCGGACTGTTCTGTATTTGATGAAAGCTGCTTTGGTTTAAAAGAGAGAGAAAAATAATCTCCTTTTTCACTTCTATTCAGCCAAGCATTTACGTACATTTCGACACCTTCTATATTCACAGTGCCGTTATAATCGGCATGAGAAGGTTCAATTTTGCGGTTATTCTTGAACAAACTACCGCTATTGGTTTTGCGTATATATGTCATTATCGTACCTGAATTATTTCTTTTTCAAATATATGTAGACCGGCTATTTCACCACCCTTGCCGCGTATAATTCGGTTTATTTCCACTTCATTTGCCAAGACAAGGTTTGGATGTGCCGCTGCTAATGCTGCAATATCCTTTACCTCAAATCCCCACACCTTTTTTACAGTGCTTACAGCTCCTGTTTGTCCATAAGTAGTAGGACGGTGCGTAGATTGTATTGCAACCTCTTGAACTGGCATGGTTGGCAAAGGTGGAAGTAAGGGGCGATCAAGTGTAGGATCATTAGCCGCCTCTTCCTCTTCCTTGCGTTTTTTTGCCTCTAATTCAGCTCTAATTTTTTCTGCTTTCTCTTGCTCTTCTCTGGCACGGCGCTCTTCTTCTTTTTGAAATGATAACATCTTTTGCTTAACTGCTGACTCAGCCTCTTCCAATGGCGCTGTCATTGCCTTAAAACGAGCATTAATAGCTTTTACACCGTCATTAAATGGCTTTACTAATTTAGTGCGCTCTTCTTCTATTTCTTTGGTACGAACTTTGATAGTCTTTACTAAATCGGTTGCATCGCTTAGATCAATGCGTGACATGATAATAACATTATCCGCTGCTTCGCATAGAGACATAGAGGTTTGTCGTAATTGAATTTCTAAGGGATTTTCTTGAGTGACGATTGCTAGATTATTCATATATTCTCCTACATTAATGATTGGCCAGTTGTGCGAAATAGCTCTCCGATATATTTAAATAAATCGGGACGTTCCTTTTCCATTGCTCTTAAGGTTTTGGAATTGGATCGATTGAAAAGAGAAAGCTCTTGAGAATCCCTCACTTTTAAAATTAGTGACTCAAGTTCAGATGTAAATTCGTCATAATCTAATGTCCCATCTGGCAATATAGGAGCAGGAACAACATATTCTGCTTTATGAGGGCGAATTGGATCTACTGGCCGATAAGCAGGTGCATCTACTTTTGCCTCTTGAATCGACGAAGCGGGAATTGTCTCTAATTCTGTTTCATCCAGCAATCCTAGTCCACAAAGAGAAAGTGTGACACGACGCTTTGCCTTTGTTTCCGTCTTCATAATAGCATTTGCCAGAGCATCGCCTTTTAAGGATGCAATATTAACCGCACCCTTAGCCATATCAGTACGACCATCTTTATTTATTGCCTTGGCAGTAACAATATAAACGCCCTCACGCTCTGTTTCGCTAAGCTCCATAATTGAAACGCCGTGGATACTGCGCAATTGGTCCGTGGCATCACGTTTTGCATATAAAACAAGTTTGCTATTAAGAGTGATGTATTCAAAAGGCTTTGTCATGGCATTCAAGCCAACACTTTCGCATACCCTAAGATAATAATTGCTACGTTGTTCAGGCGTTAATTTTGATAAATCACCTCCTATCAAAACACTTTCCATAAGCTCAGCTTTATTAGCCATTTCTATTACATTATTCATGATATTATTCCTCTATTGATTAATTGCTCTGTAACTATTGAATGCCTGATATCACGCGCTATATGCATACGCTCACGTGCAAATCTATAACGCTGAACGGTGTAGTTATCCTTGTGGTTAAACATTTCCTGCGTAAACTTGTAGAATGCACATGCATTGTCATAGTCTGCATTAGCCGCTTCAATGGTGGGTGAATAGGGTTTGGGGAATGGGATTATTGTCATTGCTTTGCTCCCTGAAACTTTGCTTCTGTTTGCAATACCGTTAGGAAATCAGCATTGTCTGCTAAAGTCTCATAACGTTGCTTGTAATGTACATTTTCAGCCCTCATATGCTCCCATTGCCTAATAGAGCCATGCATGTAGCTTATGACCATTAGGGTAATGAAAGCGGGTATGGTGAATGCTGTTATCCAGAAGAGGTTACGCATTTTATGATTCCTTTGCTTTATGAAGAACATTTACCAAATGACTAACACATGACCAAAGCGCATCATCTTTTTGATATTTTGGATTATCTAAAATATGTCCTAATGTATATTTGCAAGCATCCATTAAATCCTGAATAAGCTCATCACGCTGTTCAATTTCGCTATAATATAATTGTCCTGACTTACTCATTTGCTTTCCTCCATTGCCTTGGAGATTGCCGAACGGGCTTTCATATCTATAGTTTCGACAAGAAGAGAATCACTGCCTTGGAAGGCATTTGCCATATACTTTTGGCAATCAATAAGAGCTTCTAATAAATCTTTCTGACCATCTTTAATTGCTTCGTTTATTGCATTTGCACAATCTTCTCTTAAATAACCTGGCAAAAAATCATGTGCTATATCTTGTGCTATTCCCATAACTAAGCCTCCTCTTTCTCTTCAAGCACGCCCATTTGCACGAGTGTGTTTGGATTTGATATAAAGCGCATTGCACCGTTTCTACCTGCGGGAGATAACAGGCGGGCAGTCCATGCAAGGTTATTGGCCTCATGTGCTATTTCTGTAGCTTCTTGTGCATTTAACATGGAACGGGCAGCTAACCTGTTTGCCTCTTCCATCAGCACTATGAGGTATGGGTCCATAGTAATCATGCGCTTGCTCCAATATGGGTAGAGTGTTCACGGCGCAGGGAAATACCTGTCGAAATATCATGCTGGCGAATTACCTCACGTGCCTCACGGCATTCATCGTAAAATAGCTCACCTATAACTTCCCTTATGGATTCTTGTGCATGGCGGTATTCAGTGGCATTTAGCATTAGGCCATCTGTCATCTTACCCAGTAATGATATCAGCAACTGTTTAGTATGGTCTTCACGGTCTATAATGAAGTGTGCGTATTCCAGTTCCATATAAATACCTCGTTTGGTTGCTTATGAGGTAAGTATATAATGGAAAAAACCATTACGTCAATAACAAAATGGTAATAACCATCATATTTTATTTACACTAGGTAAAACCAAGGATAGGATAGTCTTATGGCTCAATGTGAGTGCACTAAATGTAAATAAAATGACTGTGCAGGAAAAATTATATGAAAAATATTAGTTTAAAACATTATCAATGTTCAGGGGATTTGATAACTTTATCCCCAACAGCAATTCAAGGGTTTGTTGTATTCCCGATATATGGTGTTGATTCAACTGGAAAGATAGAATACCTCCAGACATCATCTGAAGGGATAAAAGAAAAGTCCCATCATTAAGTTTTCCTATTTCCCAATATTGAATTGGGAACATCGCAACATTACCGCTTTGATGACGATGACGATTTTCTATTTTTGTATATTCGACGCTAAATAATTCAATTAAATTAAGCAATTGCGGTACAGGGAATGCTATCCACAATTCTTCTCCATCTATAGATTTACATTTGATCAATGCTTGAGATTTATCATCTGATGATGTTATGCCATCAACAGAAGTTATAGATATTGCTTCAAGCGTTGCCATTCCATCCTCTTTTAGCGATATTGTTGCTGAAATACTCTAGGTTGTGATTGTAGTAATTCTTGCTGTTGTTGCATTTGCTGTTGTCTTTGCAATTGTAGTTGTTGCTGTTGAAATTGCTGTTCTTGCTGTAATTGCATTGCTCTTTGCTGTTCAAGCATTTGTTGTTGATATATTATTTGTTGCTGTTGATAAGGCGTATATTGCGCATATGCAGGTAATGCGGTGAACGCAATTATTGCAGCTAATAATTTCTTCATATAAAATCCTTTCGTAAGAGGTTAAAATTATTGACAACCCATAGCTTGCATTGCCGCAAGGCCATTTGCTTGTGCGGCTAATGATGACCCTCCTAACGTTGGTTGCATTTGAGCTTGCGAATAAGCCATCATACAGCGCTGTTGTTGTTGAGCAATTTGATTAAAGCAATGGTTATATGCAGAAGTTCCTGGCTCAAAGCCTTCAGACCGACATTGATTGTCAGCATAGTTGGATATGCACCCAGAGAGAAGTCCAAGCAATAATAAGATAGATCCATATTTCTTCATATTTATTCTTTTATTGTCTTTGTTGTGCTTAATCACCACTCGTATTCTATTGGTCATCATCGTCGTCATCAGACTTATGATGTTTATGCTTTTCTTTCGGAACTAATGTTATATTGACAGGGCTATCGTATTTATTGTCAGCTCCGGTTGCTGAATCAATGCCCCATCCAATAAGGCCGCCAGCCAATACGTTACCTATAGTAGCGCCTGCAACTCCTGACTTATTGAAATAATTAGCTTCTTCATAGCCAGATTTTTTACATACAATAGTAATGTCGTATTTAGTTTTTTCTATTAGAACTGAACCAGGTGTTTCGGAAATTTCGGCTATAGGTGAGCCGTTCCGATTTAATGTGCAATGTGCATCAGGCGGATTAGTATTAACTGTAATAGTCTGATTGCGCCCTTCAATAATAGTAGAACAGCCTGTTGCGACCAGAAGTAGCATAGCAAATTTGATGTTTTTCATTTCTTATCTTCCTGTTGCATTAATTCCTTGAAAGAGCTGAGTGCATTTTTTACATCGGTTTCTTATTATTATAATTAGGTCCGATATGTACAATTTCTGCATAACACTCAATTTCACCCAAAATAAAATCTGAGGTTATAGGATTAAAGAGGTGATATTTATCTTCACTTCTTTTTATATATCCAATGTAAGTATGATTATTTTTTAACTTTACTAAATAACATGCATTTTCACTTATTTCAGATAAGTTAAATTGGCGCTCACCAATAATGCATACTGAACCACTTTTAGCTAATGGGCCAAAACCATCATCAGCAAAAATATACGCTTCTAGGTGTGGTGAATATACAACCCTCGGTGGTAACTCAATATGTGTTTCTACTTCGTCAGATTCAAGCATTTTAATAAGCCCCCCGATTATCTCACCCTTAATGGGCACTTGTTTTATTGCCAAACCAGCCATTACAAGGATTTTCATTGAATCCTCATAGTTTATTTTCATAATTCTGTCCTTTCTATACCAGTCCAATACATGCTGATATTTAATGTCAGCAGAAAGGGCTAAGGATCTTTTTGTTTTTTTCTTATCCTTGCATAAATCTTCGAATATTTTTAATAGCTGAACTTTAGTATAAATCATAGTGGTATTATCCATCATATGATTATTGATTGTCATCATGGTAGTTTCCATTTGACAGTAATGGTTATTACCATTATCGTGGGATGAAATAATCATAGGTGATAAAAAATGATTCCGGAAAATTGGAGAAAAGAACTTTTAAAATTGTCGGATATTTATTGTAAATCCGCAAAAATTAGTGAGGCAACATTGGGAAATAAAGTAGCAAAAGATGCTGACTTTTTTCCTAATATTCGCAAAGGTTCAGGATGCAATGTAGATACATACCGAAGAATTTTACTCTGGTTTTCAGATAATCTTCCCAAGACGAAAAGTGCCTTTTCTAGAAAACCATCTCCAAAAATTAACATATCTGATACCAATGTCAATAAATAATTTACATATTATTAATCTTATTGATAGTGGTGATATACAATTATCATTGCTTAACCGAGCGAAGGATTGCCTTTTTCAAGGCGTTCTAGGAATTTATCATAGATTTCTTTTCGCAGTTCATGGTCTGCTATTTCAGATAGCCCGCTTACTATGTCTGTTATTTGCTTGCGCTCAATCAAGCCTTTTTCCAAGAGGGAATTGGCAATGACTGATTGTAACCGCAATAGCGCATATATCATTTCAAGAATTTCTTTATTTGAAGCCATAAGAATACCTTTCCGTGTTGTTAAAGTTGGTTGCACAGCTCCCTTACACGGCGAAGGCGGGGTAGTCAATTGCTGGCTACCCCAATCCCATAATGAGACAATTTAAGGAGGAACTATGGATGAATATAAAATGAGATTAGAGGCGTTGTGGGTAGCAGCAAACTGCATGGGTGGAAAGGAAGCCTTACATTATGCAAAAGAATATTATGATTTCCTAAGTGGAAAAAGTGACAAGCCTGTTTCCAGGCCTGTCACCTCAAAACGGAAAGCTAAATAATGTTAGCGTTGCCCTCTAACCTGATTTACTGCATGAGCCGTCATTTCATAAGCTTGTATAATATCCTGCTTAGTGGCTCCTCCCATAATCAGTTCTTTTTTGTCTGCCCTTATCAAATCCTGCATCAATTTGTAAGCAATTGCTTCAGGGGTTTGCGGAATATCAGTCATCTTATTTCTCCTATGTTTGTGAATGTTACGTCCTCGCAAAGGACATTCGCATCATAGAGAAAAGCGGGGCGGTGGCAACATCGCTCCGTAATACAAATATTTAACCAAAAGGAGATTAGCATGTCGATAATTAGCCACCTAGTAGACCTCACCAAAGAAGAATTACTGGGAGCAAAAGCATGGATTGAAGCTGAAATAGCTAAACTGGAAGGTGTTGCACCGATTCCTGCACCAGCTCCTTCTGCTCCAATTGAACCTGCTCCTGAGAATGCCGCGCCAGAAACACCTGCTACGGTTTAAGGAATATTCCTTTCGCTGCTGGACTTTTCCGGTGGCGATTGTCGCGACTAGCTTGCCGTACGGCTAGGAATAAAAAGTACGGCACATATTTAACGAAACTACAGAGTGCAAAAGCACCGGAGTTTACAGGGAGAGACTACATGAAGAAGCCCAATAAGGCCGATTTAAAACTTATTACAAATTCGGATATTTCAGGATTTGAGAATATATCCCATCAGCTTTTAAAGATTCTGGAAACGCAATCTCTTCATCAAGAACATATAGGTATTCTTTCGAAGTTTATCGTTGATACGACTTATCTTGAAAAGAGATATATCGCATTAAACAATAGATTTATTCAGCTTGAAGATCGTCTCAATGCGCACGTTAAGAGCCGCCGAAGGGAGGATGCATGATACCTCCCTTAGCAATAGGCCGTGGGCTTCCATCTATAGGCAAGAAGCGCCGCAAGCATGAAGAAGATGATTTGCAGATTACCGTTGCATCATTTCTTGAGCAGAATTTCCCAAAAGGTTCTTGTGTAGTTTGGTATGCAGTTCCCAATGGTTCAAAGCGTGAAAAGAAACAAAATAAAAAAGGTCAATGGTATTCGCCAGAAGGCGCTAAATTAAAGCGCATGGGTGTAAGGGCAGGTGTTGCCGATATTATCATCCATTGGAAAGCTAATGACGGTAATACCGATTATACGGCCTCCTTGGCATTAGAACTTAAGGCAGAATTAGGAAAACTATCACCTGAACAAAAGGAATGGGCACAGGAATGGATGTCTGTAGGTGGAATATATTCCATTTGCCGGACATTGGAGGCTGTACAGGAAGAATTAGAATTTAACGGCCTTAAATTGAAAGCGAGGGTGATGTGAGTATTCGCGATAAAGCAAAGATACTTATATCAAAGCTTTATATAAGGCGACTAATGCCATGGTTTGTTTATGAGTTCTTATGGAATGCATTGGAGCGCGTATGAGCATGGAAGGCTATATTCTTTTACATAGAAGAGTTTTAGCACATTATGCTTTTGAAAATGAGCGTATGAGTAAACGCGAAGCGTGGATATGGTTACTTTTACAAGCCAGTTATAGTCCTCATAAAACTCTCTACAAAGGGAAAATAATTACTGTTGATCGCGGACAGATTCCCACTTCATTTCGGAAACTATCTGAAGAATGGAAGTGGTCTCACAACACTGTAGGTGCCTACCTTGCGAGGTTGGAGCAAGAGGGGATGTTAACCCAAAAAACTGACCACGGATTTCTCGTTATAACCATATGTAATTACGAAAGATATCAGAATACAAAAAAATTGACTGACACGCACCCTGACCAGACGCTGACCACTGACTGCCCAGTGACTGACACAAACATAATAAAAGGAAATAAAAATAAAGAAAAGAAAGAAGGCATTCAGATTCCAGATTGGATTCCGTCAGAAGAATGGAATCAATACGTAGAAATGAGGATTCATGAAAAAAAAGCGCTTAATGGAAATACAACGGCAATTGCGATTAGAAAACTTACCAAGCTACGTATGGAAGGAAATGATCCTCGTTTGGTTCTTGAGCAATCCGTTTTTAATTCATGGATAGGTTTATTTCCTCTCAAAGAAAACAAATCTAACCACGGATATTCTGCAAACCAACCAGCTAAGCAACATGTGAGGACGTTATGACGCTTGCAATGATTGAGCCGCATCCTATGCCATCTAATCTACAAGCGGAACAGGCACTCCTTGGCGAGTTATTGCTCAGGAACGATTCATTGCTGCAGGTGCCTCCATATTTTTGTGCTGCGCATTTCTTTGCTTCTGTGCATGGTGAAATATTTGATGCGATACGCAAATTCTACGCTGAGGGGAAACAAGCGACTGCAATTACGCTTAAAGCCTACTTTGACCATAATGAATTACTGAAAGAGCAGGGAGGTGCAAGGTATCTTGTTCAGCTAATGGCATCCGCAGGTTACGTGCATAATATTAGCGGGTTTTGCGAATTAATTCATCAGGCATGGATGCATCGTGAGTTAGCCTCTTTATGCAGAGATAGCCTATCAGCCATTGGAAACGAAGAAAATCCCAATGACATTGCAGGAACTATTGCACAGCGAACACAAGATATTCTGGGAGATGCTATCGCTGGAAAATTACGTACAGATTATGATATTGGGCAACAGATTCTTGAGGATATAAAAAATATTCCTTCTCCCACTAGTACGGGGTTGATGAAGTTAGATAGCGCTATGGGTGGTGGCTTGATGAAAAACAAGCTTTATGGATTTGCAGCTCGTAAAAAAGTTGGAAAAACCATATTGGCAGCAACATTAAGTTATAATCTATCACAACGTGGAATTAAGCATTTATTTATTTGTGCTGAAATGTCTGCAAAGGAAGTTCATCAGCGAATATTGGCGCGAGCTACAAATTCCTATGAATCGGCATTTCGTTCAGAATATGGACAATCCCAAATATTCCAGAACAAACTTGTACAAGCTATTGTTGAAAGCAAGAAATCTACTTTCTTTGAGGATAAGCCGGGCATTCGCTTTGAAGAGTTACAACAGATAATTCCGCTATATGCAGTACGTTATAAAATCCAAGGATTCATTTTGGATTATTGGCAGCTTGTTGGTGGAAAACCAAAAAACAAATCCACATCGGAACATTTAGATGAAATAGCGCAATGGCTAGCAACCGTATGCCGTAAATACGGGATTTGGGGTGTGGTTATGGCGCAAATAAACCAAGATGGGAATACGCGTGGAAGTGAAGGTCTAAGGCTCGCGGCTGACCAAGTTTATGAAATACACCGGAAAGACATAAGCGCACCTTGTGCATGGATGGAAATGATGGAAACCCGTTACACGCCTTGGACAAATATTGGAAGCGATATGGAACCAGGATTATTCATGAATGAAAAAGGACCTTTTTTTGAGGAAAACGCATGACCAATTCCCACACCACACCCGGATTAACACAAACGGATATTAAACAATTTGAAACTGGAGCACGTTGTTACCTTTGCTATGAGCGTTATGAAAAACCTTATGGAATGCCTACATTATGTGAGGATTGTGGTGGACGTGGTGAACTGAAGGAGTGGGAAGAATGATATTGTCAGCTTTTCTTGGCGTAATATTTGCTCTTTTGTTTTGGAAATTATTAGCATGGGCATTCTTATGAAACTTCTTTGCCGTCTTGGAATACATAGATTTAGAAAAGTCATA